AATAGAGTTAAAGAAAGACATGACAGATTTACGAAATGCACAATGGAACTTAGAGTCAAAGGTCGATACTAAATTACAGTCAGTAGATACAAAGTTAACAAACTACGACACTAAATTAGATCGTTTTGAAATTAAAGTTGAAAAAACTAAAGAAGATATGAACAAAAGAATACAAGAATCTTTAGACAATCCACTAGCTAATTAGGAGACTATTATGGGATATGGTAAGAAGCCAAAAAAAAGATGATAGACGATAACAGAATGCAATTGCAATTAGACAAACATACTTCACAAATAAGTAAATTGTTTAGCAAGATTGATGACACAAACTCTAAGATACAAAAGATATTTAATATGCTAAATCAAATTAGATATTTCTTGTTAGGAGGTTTTGCTTATTTCCTAGCTTCAGAGGTGGGAGTTTTTAATGTATTGAGGTTAGTAGCATGATAGGATTTTTAACAAATGTAGCACCCATTGCTTTAGGTTTTGTAGCTAAATTGTTTGCACTTAAAAGTCAGGCAGCACAAGAAAACCAAAAGTTAATGATTCAGAATCTACAGGCTAGAAACGATTCAATTAACCAGGCTAGAGATAGAGCAGACAAAGAAAGCCCTATGGCTGCGCTTAATAGACGAGTCATTATATTTGTGATACTAGCACTAATTATATTTACACAAATAGCACCTGTCTTTTTTGATGTGCCAACTATTGTGCCTACAACAACAGAAGGGTTTAGTTTGTTCGGACTTCAGTTTACTCCTGATGTTATTGAGTATGTCAAGCTAGAAGCTGGAGCAGTATTAAAAATGGATGAAATTTTTGGATGGGCAACCATGATCATAGAGTTTTATTTTGGAGCGCAATTAGCAAAAGGGAAATAACATGACTTACAGAGAACTAATTAACGAAGTATTAATAAGACTAAGAGAAGATACAATTCTAACGGATTGGTCTGGCAATATTAATGACTCAACAACAGTAAGTGATTACCAAAAAGTAATAGGCAGTATGGTCAATGATTCTAAGCGATCAGTAGAAAATTATCATGATTGGTTAGTGCTTAGAGAAACCAAAGATATATCAACAGTAGCAGGTACTAAAAACTACAACTTATCTTCTGGTCAAGAATTTAAGATTGTAGATGCCATAAACAACGCTACAGGCACTCAATTAACCCAAGTAAGCCGAAGCTATCTAAATAGAATAAAGTACCCCACAGACCCCTCTGGTGAGCCTCATTATTACGGTTTTAACGGTGCAGATAGTAGTAACAATTTAAAGGTAGATTTATCCCCAGTTCCTATCAACGCAGAAACTATTTCTTTTGACCTGGTAAAGGCACAAGATGAACTTACTTTAGCAGCAACAACACTTAAAGTTCCAACTAAACCTGTTGTACTTGGAGCGTGGGCAAGAGCCATAGCAGAAAGAGGTGAAGATGGCGGTACACAGTCATCTATAGCTGCTGAAGAAACAAGTCAAGCACTTAAACAAGCAATTATGCTTGATAGTGGAAATACACAATTTGAGAGTGAGTGGTACATTAAATAATGGCTAAACAAATATCTTATCAACCTTTAACTGATATAGGACTAAACGGTCTTAACACACAAGACAACCCTGCTTCTTTAGATACATCGTTCTTAACAAAAGCAGAAAATGTTGTGATAAGAGAGTCTGGTCGTATTGCTTTTAGAAAAGGTTTAAAACAAAAAGTTACTCCTACTGGTACAGCTATAGCATCTCTAGTTGAACATAACGATCAAGGCACTAACAAAGTATTTGCAAGTCATGGTACAAGCATTTACACAATGGACTTTACTGCACCTAATGCTGCTTTTCCTAGTAGTGGTGCTGATGTTAAACATACGGTAGGTAGTTCAACAGGTGCTTGGCAATTTATTAACTTTAATCGTAGACTAACTTGCATTCATGAAAATATAGTTCCACAAAGATATGATGGCTCTCAAGGGTCAGGCTCTAAGTGGGCAGCTTTTGATAACGCTCACAGACCATCTGGAGTATCGTCTGGTGAGTTTAAACCTAGTTGTGGTATGGGTTTTTATGGTCGCATGTGGGTAGGCGGTGTAGCAGAAGAAAAAGATGTTCTTTATTACTCTACCCTACTTGATAGTGATGACTTTAGAACAACAGCAGAAAATGGCGCTTCTAATGGTGGTTTTATAGATTTAAAAACAGTATGGGGCGTAGATGATATTGTAGCTATAGCACCTTTTTATGGCAAGCTAGTTGTATTTGGCACTAACAATATTGCTATATATGACAGTCCAAACATTATTGGCAGCATAGCACTCAATGAAGTTATTAAAGGTATAGGCTGCGTATCACGAGATAGTGTCCAGGCAATTGGTGATGATTTAGTATTTTTGTCAAGCACAGGTTTAAGGTCTTTAGGTAGAACAACAGAAAAAGACAAATTACCTATGCAAGATTTGTCTCTTAACATTAAAGATACATTAATTAGAAATGTTGGGCAAAGCACAAATGTAAAAGCAGTTTATGTAGAAAACGAAGGTATTTATATTCTATCTTTTGTAGATAATAATATTACTTATGTTTTTGACTTTAAACACTTTACACCTAATCAAGCACCACGCATAACAACATGGACTTTTGATAATGACAGAGAGCCATCTAGTCTAGCTTATACACAGTTATATGGTTTGTTAGTAGGACAAAAAGATGGTGGTTTAGCTGGTTATGAAGGGTATTACGATACTGACTTAGCTTACCCTGGCGGTTCGCAGACTTACTCTACCAGTTCTTATACAAGCAATATACAAACAACTTGGATAAATTTAGGCCAATCAGTTGCAGCTTCTTTATTAAAACGATTATTTATGGTTTTAGAGGGCGGTTCTGGAGCAACTTTAGGATTAAAGTGGTATAAAGATTATAGTCCTACACCTTCTAACACAACATCAATAACATTAAATCCAGTAACAACAGGATCGTCAGCTTTATATGGTGCTAGTACATCTTTGTACGGTAAATCAGGTGTCACTTATAAGCCTGTATATGGATTACAAGAATACAAAACACCATTAACAGGTTCAGCTAAAAACTTAAAACTAGAAATAAGTATTGAGTCTAATGGATTTGATGCTTCACTACAAGACTTAACACTTTTACATAAACAAGGAAAAATACGATGAGTAACTATACACTAGCAGTAGCGTGGTCTGGCAAGGATGCTCTTGCTGATTCTGATGCAGCAAAAGTAATATCAGGTGCAGATTTTAATACAGAGTTTACAGCAGTACAAACGGCAGTAAACACAAAGGCTGATTTAAACGGTAGTGCCTCAGAAGCATTTAGTGCTACAACAGCAAACGCAGGAACAAATACAACGCAAGTGGCTTCAACTGCTTTTGTTACCGCAGCTATAACAGCAGTAAAAGCTGCTTTATATCCAGTTGGTTCTATATATACCAATGCAGCAGTAGCAACTAATCCAGCAACACTTCTTGGATTTGGTACTTGGGCAGCTTACGCAGAAGGTAGAGTTCCAGTAGGTAAAGCATCTAGTGGTACATTTGATACGCTCAATGCTACTGGTGGTGCTGAAACCGATTCACACACATTGACTATTTCTGAAATTCCTGCTCACACTCACTCGTCACACGATAGTAACCATACTAGAACACCAGATTCAACAGATAGTACTGCTGATGAGTATGGAGCATACGCAAGTTCAAACACAGGTTCAACTGGTGGTGGTAACGCACACACTCACGATATTTTACAACCATATATAGTAGTCTATATGTGGAAACGCACAGCATAGGAGATTAAGATGGGATATGAACAAGAAGCATTTGGAGCATTAGGTAAAAATGCCTTTTATAGCCAACCAAAACCATTTGGAAAAGCAAGGCCTGCTATATCTATGAAAGATGTTGGCAATATGCTAACAGGTTATGGTGAAGCTGCTTACGGTACAAAGTTACAAAGTGGTTTAGTTAATAATATAAAAAATGATTACGAAAACCAAATTGCTAATGCACAAGGTGGAAATATTGAAGGAATAGATGTTTCATCTTACTTTAACCCTGACAGTAAAACTTATACTCAAGAAATAAGTGATAGAAGGCAAGGAATGCTAACTGGATTATATGACGGTGTAAGTAGTATGGGTGATCAAATTGGAAAAATGAACCCTTATGAATATGCTGATTATATGTATCAACAAAATTCAGGTGCTAGAAACTTAGCACAAGATAGAGAAAAAGCACAAGTATTAGAAATGATGAAAGCTAGAGGCATAGATGTTTCTGCTGTTGGTAATGATATGTTTGGTTCAACAGTTCAATCACAAAATTTCGCAAATGCTGGTGAAAGAGCAGGTTATGTGTCACAAGGGCAAGATATGCAAAATTCAATGGTAGCTAATCAAAACGCACTTATTAATAGTATATATGGCTCAGATGCAATCAACAGTCAACAAATAAACGATGCTTTAGCTATGGGTGTTAATGTTTCACCGCCTGATTCTTTAGGTACAGCATATCAAGATGAACTTGATGCAAAAGCTAATAAAGGAAGTGCTTTAGGTGACCTTTTAGGAATGGGTGTTAATTTTATGACTGGCGGATTATTTAGTTAGGAGACATTATGGGATTATATGATAACGCATTAGCAGCAGAAAGAGAAAGAGTAGCAAATGAAGCTGTAGAAAGAACTCGTGGCAGAGGTGGAGTTTATTTAGCTGCTAAAGGTGGTGAACGCATGAAGCAAGGATTTAGAGGCTTAATGGGTATTGATGATCCTGTAGTTACTGAAGCAAAAACAAAAGCAGCTGCAAAAGAAAAACTTGATAGCATATTAGCAAAGTTTACAAATATGAAAACTCGTGCTGATTATTTAGACGCTGTTAATGAGTTGTATGCAAATGGATTTCCAACACAAGCTGCACAAATTGCAGGCATGATAAAAGATTTGCCTAAACCTCCAGAAAAAACTGATAAAACAAAACAGTTTGAATATATGTCTGCATTACCCACAGACGAACAAGCAGCCTACCAGGATTTTGTAAATCCTGGCCAAGTTCCTAATACTTATGCAGAATATATAAGAACAGATTCAACTCCTACAGGAGAGGAATATTTAGCATATATGGGTTCTAATGATGTAACTCAAACAAAAGAATGGAGAAATTATTCAAATACAACTGATACTCCAACTAAAGAAGGTTTTGCTAAATGGATTGACAGAAATCAATCTATGCAAAAATTTGGTTCAGCTAAAGAAGCAAGAATTACATCATTAATGAATGATCCTGCATTTTTAATTAAACCTGAAGAAGAAAGAGCAAGGTTATTAAATGCAATTGAAAGTGAATATAAACAAATAGAAACTTTTACTCAAAATAATGTTGTGTATAACGCAGACACTAAAGAAGCTATGTTGCCAGGCTCTAAAGAAACTATTCCAACTGTTACTGTAGGTGGCAAAATTCTTGATGCTAGAGATATGACAGTTCTTAATTCTGATGGCGTTAAAAGAGAAATGGTTAAAAGAGATGATAAGCAATGGTACTATGTTGACAATGGCTCTAGAGTGTTTGCTAATGATGTTACTGTCACAGACCCAGAAACTAAAGCAGCAGCCGTTTACAAAGAACTTGGCATACCAACAAACGAAGCTGAAAAAGTTACTTTAGCTTCAAGATTAATACAAGATGGACTTGCTGGTACAAAAATTTTCTCTGATATTATGGCTAGTGTTGATAAAGATTCTGCTAATGCTATACAAAGAGAGAATTTAATTGTTAAATCTATAGAAAGATTAGGTGACAGTTATGTCAAGAGTGGTGTTGGAGAAATGGATACTATTCTTCAGCCAGTCGAAAAATTAATAAGCGAATATATGACAAAAACAGAGGCTGCTAATGGTACTGTGTCATATACTGGAAGCATACCAGGCTGGGCAACAGTTAAAAGATTTGAAAGACTTGCTCCTGGAACTGTCGGTTACGAAGCTAGATTTTTTGCTGAAAATGCCTCTACATTAATTAATACTGTCTTAAAACAGCGTTCTGGACAGGCGGTTACTGATCCTGAATGGCAAAGACTACAAAACGAATATAGTACAGGCTGGACAACTTCAGCAGGGTTTGCATCATGGGTGGAAAGAATTAGAGAGTTTACAAATAAAACACAACAAAATGTTATAGGTGGCTTTCAACCAATTGTTGTTAATAGATATTTTGCAAATCAAGGACAATATGTAACTTTATCAGACCCAGATAATCAAGAACAAAGAAACTCAATACCAATTAATGGTTTTTATATGGATAAAGAAGGAAACATTAGACAAAGAAAACAATAGGAGTCAAAAGTGAGTTATAAAGATACAGATGCAATTGTAGGACAAGCACCTTCAGAAAACGAAGACCCAATAATACAAAGTTATTTTCCTAAATATTCATCACAAGGAGAGGTCTTATCTGGAGCATCTAGTGGTCAAGAGTTTTTAACTGAATCTATGGAATTAAACCAGCCAGACAAAATGAATTTTGGCACTAGAAATAACATTGGTGAAGAAATTGGTGGCATAAGTGCAGCACTTTATGGACTAAAAAAAGGTGTAGACATTGCCTCAACAGTTGTACCTAGCCCTATAACAAAAAGTGCAAAAGCATTAAGCTATGCTATTCCTTTTGCTTCTGGAGTTGTATCTTCATGGATTGGAGGTGCTGCTGGTGATACTGTACAAAGTGTTGCTCAAGGCGATGTTAACAGATATGGTTGGGCAGCAGCTTTAGATAGTGCTTGGGATGCTGGAAATAGACAAGCTATATATGAGGCTTTAGGTCAAGCAGGTTTTAGTGTTTTAGGTTATGGCTTTAAAAAAGCTATGGGCGATAATTATGAAAACATTGATTGGATTAGAAAAAAAATACAAGAATCGGATGGTCAATTGACTGCATCACAAGTTGTGGATGGTAAATTATTAGATACTGTAGAAGGTCTTGCAGAAGCAGCATGGGGTGGTGATAAATTAAGAACGCAAAGATTAGACAATGCAAATGCTATAGACAATTATGTAAACGCTTATGCAAATAATTTTTTAGAAGCATCAGATACTTTGCCAATTCAAGCACAAGGCAGATTATATAAAAAAGCAGTAAATGTAGCAAATAAACAGCACTCCGAATTAGGTGGGCAAATGTTTACTAAGTTAGATGAATTGTATGAACAATCATACAAAAAAACTAAAACAGTAGTTCAGACTCCAGTTAAACCAGGCGAAGCAGGTTTTGATCGTTACAAAATGTTAAACACAACAACAAAAGTTACAAAAAAAGAACTTGTTGAACCTGTAAAAACTAAAAATTTAAAAAGTTGGGCAGAGCGTGAACTAAAAAAAATAAAAGGTACAGAAAATTTACAAACTGATTGGCGATATAAAGAAATGAAAAAGATTTTAGAAATGAATGATCGTATTTCATTTACTGCTGCTCAAGAATTAAGAAGTTCATATTTATCCAAATTAAGAAATTTTGAAAACAAAAATTTAACATCTTATAATACAAAAGATGCTGGAACAGTAAAAGCCTTATCAAGCAAAATAGATACAATGTTAGAAACTGCTGCTAGAGACACACAAAGTGATGAGTTTTCTGAGGCTTTTAGAGCAGCAAACAGTTTTTGGAAAACTGGTAAAGAAAGATTAAGTAATAAATTTATGGCAGGATTAATGCTTAAAAATCCTGAAGAAGTTGGTGCTGCAATTTTTAAAACAGGAAATCAAACAGAAATACAACAAGCTAGAATTGCTTTAAGATACGCTCAAAAAATAACTAAAGGTACTGCAAAACCAGTTAACTTTGACAAGACCTGGCAAACTATGCAGTCAGGTTATTTAAAAAACATATTGGGTGGGGCAACTGACACTACAGCTACTCAATTAACACAAGCTGGTTCACAAAAACTTACGCAAGGTGTTGCTTCTGATGTTGCAAATAGAGAAATGAACATTACTAATTTAAAGAAAATGTTTATTCCTAATACACCAGCAAATGAAACATTTAAAGCTGCTTTTACTAAAAACCAAAGACAAGGCATTAAACAGTTTATTGGTGCTGTTGAAGCAGCACAAAAAAGACCTGAAGGTGTTGGTAGTTTCATGGTTACTGTTTCCCAAGCACAAATTGCTTTAGCACTACCTGCTGCTTTTTGGGCAACACAAGATGCTAATGTTGCAAGTTTAGGCGCAGTAGGATTGCTTACTTTATCACCTGCTGTTTTGTCAAAATTATTAACAGATCAAAAAGCAGTAAAGTGGTTAGCACAAGGAATGCACACAGGATTTAAGTCAAAAGCAGGTGGTGGCCTTGCAATTAAATTATTAGCTGCCTTTACAGGTGTCGGGGAAGAACAATACAAGGAATTTAATTAATTATGGACATAATGAAATATCTTTCTGGAATGTTAAATTACAACCCTGAAATGAAATACATGGATGAGCAAAAATTTACTGCGGATGGTATAGCTATTCCAATTTCAGAACAATTACTAGCAACTGAAGCTGCTCCTAAAATGATGACACCACCTATGACTGATGAACAAGTGCATAAAGCAGCAGCAGCAGGAGAGGCCTGGAAAAAAGAATTACAACGCTGGATGAGTGCTTCTGCTGAACTTGCAAGAAACATGAAAAAACTTGAGATTGAAGATGAACAAAAAATGAAAGAGTTAGCAGTTGAAAGAGATGTTGTTAGTCAAGGCATGTTACAAGTACAAAGAGATACTGGTGGCCGTAACAAAGCAGTAAACATAGAAAGTATAAAGACTTCTGAAAAACCTGGTTATATGTTGGCAGAAGGTGGAGGTTATTGGAGTGTTAATACTGACGATCCATATTGGGATACTGAGGAAGGATACCAAGAAGCAATTGATTTATACGGTGAATCACCAGCTTGGAGTTCAAGACCTATGGAACAAGAAAATCAATTTGTCGATTTACAACCAACTAAAAGGATAAGTTTATAATGGCATTACCACTTTTAGGAATGTTAGGCAGAGGCGGTTTAGAATTATTAAAATATGCAGGTGCTATTGGTGTACCTGGTATTACTTTTGGCTTGTTGGGTCAACCTAAAGAATACGAAAGAAATTTCGATTATGATTATTATGAAAAAGATCACCCAAGATTTTATAGTCCAATTTGGGCAAGTGAAGATAATCCTTTAGGCTTTAATGAGGAAATGTTTAATGAGGCTAGAGAGGAATACTATAGACTTAAACCTATGTATTAAAGTTTAGGATGTTTTAACTGCTCTTCCATCCTGGTAGTAAACTCACCATTAAGTGCAAAATACTTAATCATCGCAGAACGAGATAGTCCATATCTCTTTGCTTTAGCATCAATAAACGCTAAATCGTCATCGTCTACTTTAAAGTTTATGATGTTCTGTTTGACTTTTTCTTTTGGCATTTTACAAGTATAACTTATAGCACACTCCAAGTCAAACTATATATTACTAATATCTTGTAAGGCCTTGTCTACTCTGACTTTCCTAAGACAGCGACTTCATAATCATCGGTATGTGGAAGTGTTATACCATGCTCTGCTGCAAGCATATCAATCTCACACAAAAAATCTACAAACTCCATAACATTTAAATCTTTTGTTGATTCAATACTAAACTTTTTTTTGAATCTTTTGTGCATTTCTATTTTAGTATAGCCAACTTCTTCAGCAAAAATGTCTCGCCACATAAAATACAAACGACTTTGAGCATCAGACCTTTTAGGCTTACCCTCATATATACAGATTGTTGCTATATCTACTTCTGGGTTTTCTCTATAAAAGTCTTGAACTAAAGTTTTAAAGATTGATTCTTTTGGCTCATGTTTTTTTATAACACGATTAATCACTTCTCTAACATGCTATCAATTTGTATTTGTATCATTTCTTTAGCTTTACGCAAGTCAGTTATTTGCCCCTCACCTTCATGCTTATAAGGAAACCTGGTTAAATACTTAACCGCATTACCAATTGCCCAATTCATATCATGATCTAAAATATACTCTTTGGGTTGTATCTTGCCTTTTAAGTAATGTGAGGGGTTGTTTACAATATTAAAGTCTTTAGCCACCAATCCATCCTAGTAGTAAAGCTGCAACAAAAATCGCAAGAAACACAGTCAATGATTTATTCTCTAACACTTTTTCTATTACTTCTTTCATTTACTTCTCCACTTTGTTATAAAATTTTTTTAACTCTTTTTGGTAACTATCCTCGTAATTCAAACACTTATCTTCTGTTAAAGTTTGTAATGTACCTATACAAATATCTAATAAGCAAACCTTATCTACAACCCACGGAATCTCTCCCATTGGACTGCTAATTGCAGCAACATTCCATGCTTCATCACTACTATCAAAATGACCCAGGCACTCCCAAAAACCATCTCCATTTAAAAGATAGTACAAAGTTGGTTTATTTTTTATCATTTTTCATTCCCTTTTTATTATAAAAAGTTAGGACACTCTTTAACCAAAGCACTACCTGTAGTAAAAAAAAATGCCCTAAAGTTTTAAAACACCTTCCTTAATCATTATCTTTTGTGTACATATAACTGCTCTAAGTGCCTCATTGTCTAGCCACTCTCTAAGATAGGGAGGGCTGACTGATTTTCTGCCATCATAAATATCATGGCAATTCATACAGGCATACATAATGTGTATATCACTTTGTTTAGTTCCCATGCCACCACCACTAAGGTGTGCTGCAACAACAGTTTCAGTTCCAGGTAAGCACCCTTCTAGTCTTAATTGACACACTTTATATTGTGCTGATTTAGTGTACTTACTAGCCAATGAGTTCTTTCCCGTTAAGTATTGCTTTACCTTTAACTATCTCTATAATCTGTACTGCAAAATTACCATTAGGCCAAAAGTCAACAATAGCTACTGCGTGATTCCAGTTATGCAATCTACCTCTCAACCAAGTGTTCTTAGAGGACTTCATGTTTTTAAGACAACCTAAAGACCAGGACGATATAGCACCGTCTTGTAATCGAGTCATTGAGTATCTCTGAAGATCGTGTGTGTGACCGTACATAAGATTACACCCATAACTTTCAAGATGTTTCTTGGCGTGTGTTGGTGTTACATAAGCACCATGAATAAATGAGAGTTTGCCAATCGTTAAAACCTCATTGTATTTCTTAAAAGTAAAGCCACGCTTATCCCAATGACAGGCTTCACGAAATCTATACTCTTCTAGGTATGGATTCTCATCAACAAAGAAATCAAGCCATTCATCATGGTTGCCCTGGCATATATATTTTTCTGTACACCCTACTTTAGCCAAAGCCTTATCCACCCTATCCAGTTCTTTATTAACCTGTGATACTTCTTTCTCTACCATAGGCAAGATATACTCTAGTGGTGGTCTCTTTCGTCTTTTCCATCTGTGACCTGATACACTTTCCCATTCACCAACATCACCAAGATTAACAAATATATCTGGCTTGGCTTCTTCTATAACTTGAAGTGCTACATTAACTGCTTTGGGGTCATGGATCGGATAGTGCTGGTCTGGAAATACAACTGCTCTTCTCAAATTAATACTCCAATAGTTCTGCTATTTTTTCTTCCTCTAATCCCTTGCCACGATAAAACTTTCTTGCAAAGTATTTCGTAGCTGAAGGACATTCTTTTGCATCGTGTCTCTCAAAGAAAGTCATCTTGTCCTTATCACTAGAGTTATCCCACATACCTGCAAAATCCATTCTCTGATAATCCAGTCTGGGAGTTAATCGTTCTTTCTGCTTTTTCTTTCTATCAATCTCACAAACCTGTTTAACTGTTGTAACAAACTCAACAACATTAGGTGGCCTGTCATTCTCATCGGCAACCCATTTTTGTTTTGCCTCTTCAATAAAATTCAATTGATGAGTGTTTAAATGTTCTAACTCTTTAGCAAGTTCTATTGCTATTTGTTTATCACTCACCTTAGAACTAATAAACCAACCATATCTAGCTTGTGACCATAAAGCCACACCTGTTGATATTGCTATTAGTTCAGGAGTTATTTCTTTTTGATACATTATGCTACCTCACTTTTTTTTTCATCAATAACACCAAGTGCTACCATATTCATATATTCAAAACTCTCAGTATCTACCTGGACTTCTACCTTATCGAGATCATCGTTCCATCGCTTTTGATTCAAGTAAGTAATACTTGCAGGTATGTAACCAGTAGTCCACTTCTTACTTTCTTTAGTTCTTAATAAAACATCAGCAATGATTTCATCTGCAATAGAATCTAGCTTTAGTAACTTCCATTTAAAAATACATTTGTCTTTAGAAGTTCTATGGCCTTTAGGGTAAACATTCCAAAAATCTGGGAATCTGTCTATATATGTATTAACTAACTGATTGTTTAAAGTGATAGTATTGGGTGACATTGTGTCACTAGGGGGTGTAACTGTGTCACTAGGGGTAGTGCTGTCTTTGTCACTAGCTGGTGACATTCTGACACTAGGTCTATTTATAGTGTAAATATTAGATTGATTATCATTATTAGATAACTTTCTTCTCTCTATAGAAATAAGGCCAAGTTTGTTTAAAGTGTTAATACTTCTAACTGCGGTTCTTCTTGAGCAATTGGCTAATTTTGCAATCTTTTCATAAGATGGAAAGCATTTACTATTCTCATCAGCGTAATTTGATAATAGAATTAAAACAAGTTTATTGATTGGTGATATATCTTCAACAGTTACCACCATAGCCATAGCTTCAAAACTCATTCCATACTCCATATCTCAAAGTTAAAATAACCATCACCCTTCTTAACCACTTTCTTAATTACTTCTGCCTTCATAATCCTACGATCATCAAAGTCATACTTCTTTTGTAAGATGTCTTGTAAAGGTTTCACAGGGTTATCCCAGTCTGCCATTGTGTTAAGGCCAAACTCATACCTAACCTGTAAGTCACCTTCTGGTATCTCATATTTCTCAGGCAATAGTTCAAGTATTTCTTTCTCATAGTCCTTATACAATGGTGTCTTAAATCGTTTCCCTTGCCAACAAGCATTAACGCTTAAAGGCTTTCTATGAATCTGTATCGTCATCATCTAGCAATGGCTCTATATATCCTGGACAATCTTCTTTTAAATCTGGTCGATATTTTGTTTGTCTAGTGTTTCTCATTTTGGGTGAAGGGTTGTTAATTGAATGTCTTGCACAAAATCGTGCTAAAGAACAAGTAGATACGCATGTTTCGAGCATTTATTTCCCATCGTTTTGACCCTTTAATCGTGTTTTAAAACCGTAAATCGTGATATAATCTGTACTTATATTTGTACATTTATCTTCGATTATATATTGAATTAAATGCAATAGCAAACTTTTATTAAATAATTATGTCAAATTTAGCCACTAGAGTTAAGAAACTGCGATTAGAGAAGAGTTTTTCGCAAACACAACTAGCAGATAAGCTAGGCATAAGTTACATGAATATCGCCAATATAGAGACTGGTAGAGTAACTAACCCTAGATACCTTTCTAACCTTGCAGAAGTATTAGAAACTACAACTTCTTATTTATTAGATGGTAAAGCAACTAACAAAGTACAAGTTGAAAAACCTATACACATAGTTGCATTAACTGAAGAAATAAAC